AACAGATACAAGGTATTTTCTTGGAGTTTGTCGTCCTCATCATAACTACATAGAATCCAATCCAGCAGAAGCCAAAGAGCATGGATATTCATTAACACGAACGATATGAATGACATAGAAACCAAAAAGTTACCAAAACATATGCAAGCCGCTCTAAACCAGCTAACTAAGCAAGTAGAATGGTTCGAACGGAAACGCACCAAGCTTCAGGACGAAGTCACTTCAAAAGAGAAGGAAATAGACGAGCTTTCTACCTCCATAGAATACCTCTCTGAACAGATAATTAAACTAAAAGGCTAACTTTGATTATGGCAGAAGGAAACGAAGAATACGTGAATGGACGCGCCAGTCATCAGTTTCAACCTGGCAACACCGCAGCCAAAGGACGTGGCCAAAACAAGGTTTCAACGAAGGTTAAAGAATCAATTGTTAACTTCTTAGAGGCCAATGTGGACAAGATACAAGCGGATTTTGATACTCTTAAAGCCAAAGACCGTTTACAGTTCATTGCTGAAATTCTGCCCTATGCAGCCCCTAAATTAGCTTCAATACAACACGAAGGAGAAGTCCATGCCGGAATCACAATCAGATTTGATGACTCAAGAGATTACGTATACCCTTCCGAAGATAAAAGTAATACAGGAATCCCGGAAAGCGTTTAATTCCGGATATCGTATTATCGTAAATCAAGGGGGAACCCGTTCAGGCAAGACGTTCAGCCTGGTGGAGTATATGATACTTTTGGCCCTGACAGGGAAGTACAGTATTTCGGTTTGTTCAGTAGCCTTTCCTCATTTACGGAAGGGAGCCATGAGGGACTGGCGCAAGATAATGGAGGACTTCAAACTCTACAATCCTGCCAACCACATGAAGACAGAACAGCTTTACACCTATCCAACAGGTAGCTACATTGAATTTTTCAGTGTTGACAATCAGTTGAAGGTACGAGGCCCGGGACGGGATATATTATTCATTAACGAAGCCAACATAATTCAATATGAAACCTTCAGACAGTTACTATTACGTACCAAACGGGCCATTTTCATCGATTATAACCCGGCTGATGAGTTTCACTGGATTTATGACAAAGTTTTAACTAGACCAGATTGTTACTTTATAAAATCCACCTACAATGACAACCCCTTCATCCCCAAAGAGCAAAGGTCAGAAATCGAAAGCTACAAAGACGCAGATCCGAACTTTTGGAGAATTTACGGCGAAGGAGAAAGAGGGCATTCTGAAGGCATTATCTTCACTCATTGGCAACCATTCAGCGCAGAAATTCCAGGCCAGATTGGATATGGACTTGACTTTGGGTATAATAACCCTACAGCTTTATGCCGAGTTGTCCAATTTGCTGGCGGTTTACAGGTCACAGAAGAATTCTACCAGTCAAAAGTGACAAATACCGAACTAATAGAGGTTTTAAAGCAGCTAGTCAGCCCCTACGACCCTATTTACTGCGATGCAGCGGAGCCGGCACGAATAGAAGAGATAAAACGGGCAGGATTCAAGGCAATAGCAGCAAATAAGGACGTAAAAGCGGGGATAGACTTCATTAAATCACGGAAACTGTTCATCCACCAGGGGTCAGTGAACTTACTTAAAGAAATTAAGTCGTATAAATTCAAAGTGAACAAAAACAAGGTAGGAAACACCCCGGAGGAACCTTTAAAACTAAACGACCACGCTATGGATGCCATGAGATACGCCGCGATATCATTCAAGAAGAAGAAAACAGCACTAAACATCAGTTTCAAATGACAAACAAGATATTCAGGTGGTTTATATTGATGGCGCTTTTCATCTGGTTCTTAACAAGTTGCACAGAAGAAATAGGGCCATGTCACGATTCAGAAGTTCAGTGCAAGAAGCTTTTAGAACTGAGTAAACAGACTACCGGGGTCGAAAGCCAAAATTACTACCAGCATTACTTATCGGAGAAGCATTTCCTTGAGAACTGTTACAAGATAAACGGCAGATAAATAAGTATTATAACTCTAATACTTTATCTTAGAGGAATAAGACTAACTATGTTAAAGGTTAAATATTGCGGAGTGTATGTAATCGAAGTTGGTAAATTAAATAAGGTTTATGTCGGTTCAAGTCTTAATGCTGACAACAGAATATATCAACACAGAAGTGTTTTAAAATGCCAGAAGTGCCAGAATGAGGAAATGCAGGACGATTGGAATTTGCACTATGACCATTTCGTTTTTAGTAAGGTTTGTGAAGCTGATGTATCCAATTTAAGAGCGAAGGAAACGGAGATTTGCCGAGAATATCTTTCCAAAGGATGGAGTTTATATAATAAGGTTATAAGCGTAGAAACTAACATAATGAATATCCCTAAAGAATATATCCCACTTGTCAAGAAGCTAATAAATGCAATTGAAAGGAAAAAGATATTACCGTGGGTCATTGAAAACCAACTAGATAACCTATGATTATTGTGAATATACCACCAAGTTCGTACAGGGGAACCGGAGGAAACGGCTGGGATTTTATAAAGTCGTTTTTAGTTACAGTAACAGTGACTCTGATAACATTTTTCACCGGTTACGGGATATATTCATTTATTAACGACTTCATTCTGTGATAACCTTTAAGATACTCGGCAAAAGATACCCTCTCCCCACCCGCTGGGAAGACATCACCTACACGCAATACTTGTTTCATTTGTACCGCAGGACGATGGCTGAAAAAATCTCCTGCTTTACAGGGGTTCCGCGTGAAACGTTAGAATCAAAGGACATCAAAGGACTTGAAAGGATTAGCCTTTCGTTAGCCTTCATGACCATCAGCCCAAAGTTTGAACGGACACCAATGGTAGGGAAATACGTTCTCCCGGCAGATATCACCATTCAAAGTTTGGGACAGTTCGAAGACCTTCGTGGCCTGTTGAAGAAACTACCACAAAAGAAGATGGATGACTTTGAGATTGAAGACCATGAGAAGACAGCCGACCTGTACTTAACAGCCTGTGCCATCTACCTACAGAAAGTAAAAGACGGTAACTACGACTATACCAAAGTAGCCGCCGTGAAGGAAGAACTAAAGTCTTACCCATGCACCGAAGTAATCGGAACGGGTGCTTTTTTTTTGTACAGGCAATTGAATATATCACCACCTTTAATGACTCGCTTCCTGATTCCTCTTCTACGCCTGAAGAAGTTAATTCAGGGCTTACCAGGTTATCAGAAGACTTTGGATTTTTTGCTACCCTCACGCAAATAACCGGCGGTGTTCCTTCCGAAATGGAGAAGGTTTGCAACGATTGGTCCGCTAGAGAATTCTATCATTTAGTTCGATATCGTTCGTTTGAATCCCAAGCACAACGGCGATATGCTGAGTTAATGGCACACAGAAAGTAAGAATTTATTTTATATTGGGCGCGTGTCCCACCGCTCCGTCGTTCAGCTAATCCACGATACCGTTAGTTCACTATCGGATGGGATACAATTCGGCTACGGACAGCGAACAGACTTCAACCAAATTCTAAGTAAGCCTGACCTTTGGGCGTGGCTACTTCCGCTCACAGCGAACCCTCAATTTACAGTCAACGATGTGGAGATGTACCAAAAGCGGTGGAACTGTATTATACTGTTCTGTCGTATCGTGCAATCAGGGGACACGGAGATTGAACAGAAACCGGTACTAGACGACCTTGACGAATTAGTCGATAAGTTCATCCACCGGCTAAATGAATTCTACCTGAGCCAAATAGACACCGTTGGGCCTGTTACACTTTCAAACTTTCAACAGACTCCATTCTTCAAAAAGGATGCGGATATTTTTACAGGATGGTTTGTGACCTTCCAAATGGTGACCCCTGACGATTTCGACTATTGTACTCCTGAAAATGTAGAATTATACAATGGTAATTGAGATCCTACAACAGAACGGGATTCAATTAATAAACGACATCCGGGCGAACATGGGCTCGGCGGGGCAGAATGCCACCTTTGAAACCTCCAATAGTCTACGAATAGAAGTAACCCAGTCCGGCAATAACTTTAAGCTTCAATTGTTCGGCAGGGCTTTCTTTATGACAGTGGAAACGGGACGAAGACCCACCCCGAACAAGAAACCTTCACGAGCCATGATTGAAAGAATTACCTCATGGGTAGAGGCTAGGGGGATTGACATATCAGCCGTGTGGGCTATTGCTACCAAGATTCAGCAGCGTGGGACCAGGCTTTGGCTGGAGGGAGGACGGACGGACATCGTACAACCCGCAATAGAGGACTTTGTAAACAACACTTCGAAGGATTTAATGGATGCAGTAGCCGACCAATTTATAAATGAATGGAAGTCGTTAAAAACCCGACAGGGCATAAGATAATAGACCAAAGTATTGCCGCTGCAATTACTGACAGTGGCGGGGATGCTTTAGTTACACTGGCCTACCACGGGCTGGGAACGGGGGACTATGTTTATATAACTTCAGACATTGACGAATATAATGGCTTCTGGTATGTGACCTCAATTAATACGGACACATTTAAGATAGCTGAATACGCCACCGCGGATTTCGTTAGTTATTACCAGGATGCAGACATCGAATATTACCAGACCAATTCACACGAATGGAATAGTATATTCCTGCCGATAATTTATAAGATTTCAAATGACAAATGGCCTGTAAATACCGTAGACACAGCGCGGACTATTTCAAGTTTTAGCAATGATAACGGGTATTCGGATTTGACTTTATCGGGAGACATCGGAAGTGTGGATGCCTATAGGTTAGAATTCGTTAAAATATCAGATGCAACCGATGAAGACTTAAACGGGGTATGGCAGATTGTTGAGGTGATTAGCCAATCTAATATCGTGATCGATTTGCCCTACTCTGTTTCTAATAGCTTCTCCGGGGCTTCTATTCAGTATTATTACAACTCTTATCAGGTTAAAGTAAAGATTTACTCTGGACTGAACGCATTGCACCCGTGGACCACTCATAAACCTTACGAAGAAGTGGGTATTTTATCTCTAACTCCGGATGAGAACAACATTGTAATGTTTTCGGTGAACGACTACATCAAAAAGATGATAGCGGTCAAGAACAATTTAACGCTGTTTTCTTTGCCTCTAAACCTGGATGCTTTTACGGCGTTCTTCATTCAGTTCGCCGAATCTTACGATGAATCCGATAACTATTCACTTTCTACGTTAGAAACTGCCTACGAAACGGACGACTTCGAAGGCTATGCGGTAGCGGGCAAACTTCCTTTTAAAAACATATATTCAGGGGCCTATTCGGACTACGTTTATACGGATGGTTCACCGGCTTATTGGCTGACATTGTTCCCTGAATTGCTGGCCGTTGAAGACAAGTACTTCGACATTTCCTTTATTAAAAACATACCGGGGCTGTTCTGGGTTATCATTGAAAAGTATGTTCAGGACTACTTAACAGCCACAGAAACAATAATTTATACCGATCAGGGTCTGGGGGTCTATAGAATTCCAATAGTTCCGGATGCTCAATACGATAGGTTTTGTGTTAAAATCTATACTCCGGGTCAGGCGGCTGTTCCGGGGGTGACGTCAGCTATCACACTACCAGCACTATCATTGTGGGCTTCTGATCCCGGCTCAGGGGATGAAGTATGGACCACAGGGGCCACACCTTCAATTAACTTGCCCGGAAGTATTATAGACCCTTCAGACTCAGAATTTCTATTTGCTGCCTATGCTTTTATTCCGGGGTATGACTATACTATTACCATAGGATATACGGTTTCTTATAACTCCGGATCTTCCAACCCCCGCACGGCTCGGATATCAATATTTGACGATTCAATGAATGTGCAGTTCACAACCACAGACTCAGGGCCTATAAGCCCCGGAGGGTCGGATACTGTAGCCATTACTTTTACAGCTACCATGTTCACCACAAGGGTAGGGGTTAAATATACCTCCGGTTCAGACATAGATTTGCAGATTGACACACGAGCCGGAACGGAAACAACCCCGGCAACGCCTGAAGTAGACGCCGCCTACTTGACAGAAGAGATTTGCATAAACATCATTGACGCCTGCGACACACAGTCGGCGGTACCAGAAGACATAAGATTATTGGAAGATGGCGATTATAGATTACTGGAATGAGAGAATTTCTATACATATCGTGGCTTAATTACTTGGGAGGGTTCGACTACTGGTTATTCACCGGTTATAAAGACCACAACATTGAAGTTATTGAAACGGGGGAGACTACTAAAAACGTGTTTCCGGGATGGCCGAAGTCTTATGATACGTTCGCAGATACCATCCGGAAACAGACCTTTCGCAGGACACGGAAACAAAAGGTAATAAGAAGTCAAAAACTGACTTTGCAACAAGCAGAACAGCTAGGCGAGCAAATAAGAAGTTCTATCCTGGTTCAAATATTAGAAGGCACAGGCAAAAGGGACCGTAGGACGGTAATAGTGGACGACCAATCGGTCTTAGTCAAGCCTGAGTCAAGTAAAATGTATTCGGTAAGTTTTGTGATAAGCTATACGGACGACTATCCATCCCAGCACGTATGATGATAAAAGTGGGAAACGAGTATTTAGATTTCAATGAATTGGTTGAAACGGAGAAGCAAGTGAAGCTATTGGAAGACCTGTCCACAAGTGACGGGGATTTCTCTTACTCCTTCGACCTCTCAAAGACGATAAATAATACCCGGATATTAAATAACCCACTACCGGATAATATTTCAAAAGAAGTATATCAGAAGATCCCCGCCAGCTTACTAACAGATTCAGGGGAGGAAACATTCAAAGGCTATCTGAGGGTTGAGAAGATAAACGTAAATTATGAATGTTCTTTCTTTGCAGGGAATAACAACTGGTTCGGGCTTCTTTCCGGGAAATTAAGAGATATTGACTGGAGTGATTACGACATCGACCAGACGGAAATAACCCTATCCAACGCGCTGTTCAATACCTCCGGGGTGGTGTTTCCTTTAATTGATAATGGGTTATTGGCCTACCGTGGGAATGCACTATTAAAAGTGGAGGACTTTGTAGGGGCACTTTACACCAAAGACATCGTAAACAGGGTATTCGCTTTACAAGGGATTAAAGTTCAGGGGGAGCTATTAAACGACGCTGACTATTTAGCTTCTGTCGTTGTCAATAACCCCAAAAGTCAGGAGAATATCGACGCGGCTTCTTCTTATGTGGAGCAAAGCACGTTGATTGCCCGACCTGGGGAAAACGTTGAGTATCCGGTTGTATTTCAGAATGATTCAGTGTTTCCTTTTTTTGATGGCTCTTTGAATCCATTTAGTTTAGTCACCAATAGCTGGACGGCCCCCTTTAAAACGATGATTCATATTGAATTGTCGTTTGTGCCTTCAATTGTTGATGCCTCATACAGCCAGCGGATCTACATCTACATAAACGGGGTTTTTACTTTTGTCGATATCGGTCTTTCAGTAGGGGGGCTTTATAACTCAGCTACCGCAGGGGACCAGGAAAACTTTGTACTGGACAGGACATTTTTAGTCGATCAGGGGGACGTTTTGACGTGGACCACTGAATGGCAGCAGTCCGTAGGATCAACACAGAATGACGTCGTTTCAGGATGGGTTAAAATAACCCCTGTATTTATTTATAAGGCATTTGGGGCTGCGATGGTCCCCGACTGGACGCAGGGAGAATTTATATCTGAGATAATAAAGCAGTTCAACGCTATCCCCACTTATGACGCGGCCAATAAGACGTTAACACTGAATCTATTTGAGAAGATTCAAAGCCATGATCCTGTGGACCTTTCTGAATACATCTCGGCGGTAGAAGTTGATTATGCAGAGTTTGTTTCTGACTATGGCAAGAAGTCTTTTTTGTCACACATAGAAACCGAAGAAGAAGAAGAATTTAGACGGATGCCGCTGGATAAAAGGACTTACGACAAAGGGCAGATAGATATTGATAATGACTTTTTAGGGGATGAGGTGGATATAATTGAAAGTGAATTCTCCTCCCCGATAACGTATATAAACCCTGTCTTCCAAATGAGCATAGAGAAGACCAACCTTGTAGAATTTGACCAGCAGTTTAACATGGAGTTTACAGCGGTTACCGATTCGGCGGGACGGGCAAGATTTGCTATCGCTGACGATAGATTTCAACTGTCGGACATGGTCAGGGTTACCGATTCAACTAATATCAGTTATAACGGTGACTATATGGTGATTACGTTTGGGGCTGGGTATATAGAACTGGAGGGATTAGCATTTGACACGAACGCTACCGGAAGTCTGGCTAAAATGAACTTCGTTTATGGAGATTCGGACCAGGTATATTTACTGCATCATGTTCCATTATACACCGTTTCTAAGTTCTCAGGGCTTACACAGATACAGGTTGAAAATACGGACTACTCCACACTAGCTCCGGCATTTTATAATTTAATTCCTACGAATAGACAGATAGACAGGGACTTTCCGTTTTCGATGGCGTTTGCCGAAGGTGACCAGTTGTCGGTGACTGAACGGTATTTCAGATTAGTTTCAATGGTATTAAACGACCCTGTAAAACTACTTTCTGTTGCGCATTTGCCCTATGCTATTTATCAGTCGCTGGACTTTTTAAGACCGATTACAATTAAGACGCAGGAGACACAGAACCAATACTATTTGAATAAGATATCAGGATATAAAGAGAGCTATTTGCCTTGTGAAATTCAACTGATTAAACTCTAATGGCAGACAGGGAAGAAACCATAATTCTAGATGTAGATGTCGACGTCGAAGACTCGGTAGAGTCAATAAACGACTTAACAGCGGCCAATAAAGAACTGCGGAAGGAACGGAACGCTTTGAATCTTCAGAGTGAGCAGGGAAAGAAACGGGCGCAGGAAATCAACGCTTTAATAGACCAGAACACATCCAAGATAAAAGAGAATGTTTCCGCTATTGAGAAACAGAAGATAAACATCGGTAATTATAAAAGTGCATTAGACGGGGTTCATCCGGCTTTGGGGAAAGTGGGGGAAGGGTTGGAGTCGGGGGCTGCCGGGCTTAA